CAGCAGTTTGATCTGCTGTAGCTCCAGATTCAATACCATCTAATTTACTACCGTCAGATGCTACGTCTCTACCGTCAACTGTTCCTGTACATGTGATGTTTCCTGTTACGTCAAGACCAGAACTTGCATTTAAATTTCCAGAAACAGTTGTTGTTCCATCAGATTGAATATTTAATCTACCAGTATTATTAGTTACGTCTTTAATATCAAAATGACCACCATCTACTTTTAATTGAAAATCACTATTAGCATTTGAATCTGTCAAATTAAGTGTTGGTGAAGTTCCTTCTATGCTGACAGTTTGACCAGCTGTCATAGCTCCTGTAGATAAAGTTCCAGTTGTAACTACGTTTTGAGATCCAAAGTTTGGACTCACTTTAGTTCCAGCTATTGCAGCGTTAGAAACTACGTTTGCATTTGTAACTGTTACGTCTGTTGGTAAAGCACCTCCCATAATTTTAGTTGTTGCTATGGAATCTGTACCTAGTTGTCCAGCTATAGAAGCAGAAGATACGTTTGACATATCTTCTCTTGCTAGTGGTCTACCACCAGCTTGTGAACCGTCATGTACGACGGCTGTATCTTTTGTTGTATCTATTGTGACTTCGCCTTCGGCACCAGTAAATGATGCGTGCTGTGTTGTAGAGCCACGTCTTAATTTTAATAATTTTGCCATTTAAAGTGTACCGAAATCGAGTTGTAAGTTAGTACCATCTATAGTACCTATATTAGATAAGTTGTTGTTTTGACCATCTAACGCTCCGCCTAGTTGAGGAGAAGTATCTTCAACAACATTTGCTATTAAAGTAGATACA